TTTCATCTATTCTTTCTATTTTAAAAAGCGCTTCTTTGTTCATATATCACCTTAAGTTGGAGTGTTTGGCCCGATTATTTGCGGAGAAGAAAGAGGAAACGGAGAAACAAAATAACTTGTGCCTTTTATTGCTGTACCACTGGCTCCACCTGCACCAAAACTAGCGTTCGTACGTGGTACATTATTAAAAGGAAAAGTTGGGCTTGGAGAACCTGGATTAGGACTTGCAATTGAAGGAGCAGCTCCCGAAGTTCCATTAGTTCCCGCATTACCAACAGCTCCTCCAGCTCCTCCAGCTCCTCCAACTGCAGTTACTCCAAAAGGATAATCACTTATTGCAGTAGTACTAAAAGGAGCTCCTCCGGCCCCGTATGAAGAAGATGGAGCAGGTGAACCTACAGCACCATCTCCTTTTTCATTTACAAAGCTGGGATCTGGAGGAGCAGCAGTCGCAGTGGCTGCTCCTCCAGATCCTGCTGGTGCTGGCGAATAAGCACTGCCGGCGCCGCCGCCACCACCACTACCTCCACGCACAGCACCAGCAACATAGCCTCCAATATTACCTGGTATGCCAGGTAATTGCGCAACACTGCCGCCGCCTCCACCGCCTCCACCCCCACCAGATTTAATAGAACCAGTTGGAGGAACAGTAACATTCACTGGGTATCCTAACACTAAAGCATTTCCTCCTCTACCTCCTTGAGCTCCATTACTGGCGGATTGATTGAAAGATACAGCAGGTTTGCCTGGAGGAATAGGTGCAATATAATATGTCGATGAAGCATCTCCTCCAGCTCCTCCGGTTCCTCCTTTTCCTACAATAGAACCGGCTAGTGTTAAATTGATAACACTAGCCGGTGGAAAAGATTTACTTGGATTTGTTGAAGGTGCAGGAGCTATCCTTAATGCGTATCCAGGGCTACCTGCCACAGTAGAATAAACTTCTATTCCTGGATTTATAGTTATAGAGGCTTCAATATCGTCTGTTCCATTCCATGCTGTTGGTGCAGGCATAGACATAATATCATTCATTAAGTCATAATCGCTAGCCGGAGAAGAAAAAGTTTTATTAAAAATATAAGCATTAGTATGCACTTGTCTCCAATTAGCCCCATCATAAACCCATGAATATTTGACTAGTCGCCAAGCAGTAGACCCAGAATCATATACGTATACTTTTTTTATAGGTCTCCAAGCCGCGCCATCATATATATGAGTTTTATTTGCCATATGTATTTACTTAAAATAAGGTCCTAACAACCAACAAACGACTGAGTGTCTAATTCCAGAAATAATATCTTCCACGCCATGCAAAACAAAAGAAGGAAATACTATAATTGTACCTTTGCTTTGTTGTGGATATATTTTTTGATCTCCTACTTGTAAAAACAACTTACCTCCTTCAAAATCATCATTCAAAAAAGCTAATACAGTTAACTTTCTACAATCGTTATGAGGAGATCCTAAAAATGTATCAATATGAGATTTATATCTTCCTTCTTTTTCATATTTTAAATATTCCACTTGATAACAATTATTTATATCAAATCTCCAAGCTTGCTGATTAGCTACAAAACCAGAACCAATCATATGTACACCTATCCCTTTATGAATAGGAAGCATAGTTTTTTCTACATTACGAATATTCAAGTTTAAATCACCATTATCATGACCTCCAATCAATCCTTTCTCTAAATTATAATTGGAGTACTTTCCTATAACTGAATTACAAAAATCTTCACTTAGTACATTTTCAAAAAACCAATAATTTATTGGTTCAAAATCTTGTTGTTTTTTATGTATTTTTTTAGTTTCTGCTGGTGTTCCAAGCCGATCTCTTCTATCGTACTTTTCATCTTTATATGGTCCATTAGCGTCTACATAATGAAAGAATACTTGGCATTGCCATTCTCCTTCAAACGGTTCTCTCCAATGATATATCTCTGTTCCTTTATAAAGAACGGCGTCTCCTATATCTAACAACAAAGGATTACTATTATCTATTTCATTTTTTAAATTAAAATAAATTGGCCATGTCTTATCACTTATTCCTAAAGTAACAGTGGCACTTATTTCACATGCTGGTCTATCGGAGTGTATCTCTAATTCTTCTCCTTTTCTATAAATTCTAGCATAACTATAAGTAGGAATAAGAGTTTTACCAGAAACATCAGAAAATATTTCTATCAATTGCTCCATCATATTGTCAAAAAACGCATCTCCATAGATTGCGTCAGACACAGGACACTGTTCATCTTTTGTAGTTTTAGACTCATTATATAGCTTAAAAAGACGATCACATGCTTCTTTACACTGTTCATTTGATAGAACTTCTTTAAGCATTACATATTTTTTTTCATTAAAATCATCAACAATATTCATATTATTTCCTCATATCAATATATGTATACAATATCTCCATTTTGAGGACTTGCATTTACATCTTGTGGACCATTAGGTGTAGAACTATTAGCAACAAGAGTTCTTTTCCCCTGTGCATTCGTGTTGCCTGTTATAGATGAAGTTGATTCTATTTGTAAAGTAGTATTAACTGAGATAATGGTGTTATTTACGCGCATTCTCTCAACACCGTTAGTAGTAATACCAAGAGTATCTGCTGCTGGTCTATATATGCCTAAATTGGTATCATTATTCCACGAATAACCAGGAACAGTTACTGAATCACTTTCATTAGTTCTTATAGCTTCAGGAATTATCTGCGTGTTGATTGAAGAATTGCCAACCGAAATAGAGTTGTTAGTAACACTAAACCCATTAGTTGTAGCACTTATTGAACCTATAGCTATGCTTGCAGCAGTGTTAACTGTAATGCTACCACTGAAATTACCCGTGTTAGCATTTAAGGCCCATCTCTGAGTTGAACTTCCTAACGCAGTACCTACAGTATTAGACAATGGATATACACCAGCTCCTGCAGCTGTAGATCTAATAAGCACACCATTTGTTGGTCCTATTTCAACATTTGAGGTGGTATTTCCGATAGTGATTGCCGTGTTAGTAACAGTCACACCATTTGCAACAGCTACTCCGCCGCCTACAGTGACTGTTCCAGTCACAGCTGCTGTGTTGGATAAAGTTACAGCTCCAGTTACTGCTAACGTATTAGATAGAGTAGTAGCACCAGTAACACTTAATGTATTAGATAGTATAGCTGCTCCAATAATATTTGCAGCACCATCTACCTTTAGTTTTGTATCAGGTGTTGTTGTGCCTATTCCTACACGTGAGTTAATTGCATCTATGTACAATCCATTGAAGCTTACGTTACCAGACACGTAATGTGTGTTGGCGCTTGTAATCATCACATTACCAGAAGAAACTGTAAACCCATTAGATGCTGTTAATAATCCTCTAACACCTAAAGTACTTAAAGCATTAGCTGCACCGCCTATACCAAAAGTACTTAAAGCATTAGCGGCTCCAGTAATCCCTAAAGTACTTAAAGCATTAGCTCCACCAGTGATCCCTAAAGTACTTAGAACATTAGCTGCACCAGTAACGTTTAAAGTACCACCAATATTAGCAAATCCAGTATGCGTAATACCTACTGAATTGACTGTAATAAAGCCACTAATGTTGAGAGTCGTAGAAGTTAAATTAGCAGTGTTTCCTATAGATAAAAGATTTGCATTTAATATGGTATTAGATACGCTGTTAATGATGCGTATTTGACTAGGTGAAATACTAGAATTTATAGAACTATTACCAGTTGCAATCGATGTATTAGTAAGTGTAGTACCGTTAGTGGTTGCAACACCTCCACCAACGTTTAAATTAGCTGAAGCATTGGTCGTGCCTGTAACTGTCAAACCGGCGGCTGCTGTTAGTAGCCCATTAACACCAAAAGTACTTAAAGCATTAGCGGCTCCAGTAATCCCTAAAGTACTTAGGGCATTAGCTCCACCAGTGATTCCTAAAGTACTTAAAGCATTAGCGGCTCCAGTGATTCCTAAAGTACTTAAAGCATTAGCGGCTCCAGTAATTCCTAAAGTACTTAAAGCATTAGCTGCACCAGCTACGCGTAAAGTACCACCAACATTAGCGCTACCTGCTACGTTTGCAAATCCAGTATGAGTGATACCAACTGTGTTTACGACTGCAGCCGTTCCAACGTTAGCTGATGTAGTTACGTAAAGAGTTGCAGTGTTTGTTTGATTTACTACATTAAGAGCTTGAAGATTAGCTAACGTGCTATTGACTGTAACTGAACCAATAGTTAATGTAGTGGAAAGATTTAAACTGTTGCCATTCATAACCCAACGGTTAGTAGAGTTACCAAATGCCAAAGTATTTCCTATTGGTGTTAAAGATGTATATACTACAACATTATTAAAAAACCCATCAAATCTATTTGTAGTATTACCTAAATCTAAACCGTTTACACCAGCTAAAATATCTCCTGTGTAACTCTGTCCAGCAACAATTTGTGTTGCACCAGTTACTAATAAATCGCCATTAATTAATACTAACTCACCATCAACGGTTAAGTTTGCTCGCGATGAAGTGTTTCCAATAAAAACTTGTTCAGAAAATTGTGCGTTACCACCCGTAACTAATAGACCATTCTCTGTTTTAAATCTAGTGTTAGCCATATGTTCCTACTAAGCTTTGATTAAGGTGGCGACTATCTTTGATGCTGAAGTTATTGAATTTTGTTTAAACTTTAATTGAACATCCGACCCGCTTATAGCAACACTAAAATCACCAGGATCAGCAGTTATAGGAGAAACAACAGTTGCATACACAGTTATGTATGGATCAGTGCTATCATGTGCTAATACCATTTCGGCAGCTAAAGTATTACCACTCAATGTTTTTATTTGAGCAGTAATTTTTGCTGTAGAATACACTGTCTTATCAAATGTAAACACGGTTAAAGGATTAGTTATATCTGATCCTAAGTTACTATTTGCAAATGATGTTAATATGAATGCACTTGCATTTATTGTGTTTGAAAATGTAGCAGTGCCTGTAACAGCTAGAGTGTTTGCAAACGTAACGTTGCCAGTTACAAGTAATGTATTACCAAAAGTCACATTGCTTGTAATATTAGCATTTCCATTTACATTTAAATTAGCACTAGGAGTAGTAGTACCTATTCCTACACGATTATTAACCGAGTCAACAAAAAGTGTAGAAGTGTCAAATGCAACATTTCCTCCAATAGTATGAACTGTTCCAGTAACATCTAGATTAGCAGTGATTTGAGTTAGATTTCCACTAAGTACTACATTTGATGTTGTTCCATTTCCTCTAACATTAATTAATGTTATACTGCTATTTGCTTTAATACTAGTGTTACCAGTAAATATTGAAATACTATTTACACTAGTATTAGTTGTTCTTACGAATATGTCTGTTCCATTGACGATGGTGTTTGTTACTGAAGAGTTGCCCAAAACATTTATAGCAACTACTGAAGTGTTTCCTTTGACCGAAGTGTTGCCCGTAAGAGTTATGATTTGGCCATTTACTTGTGTATTAGCGTTATCAATCCAAACGTTTGCTTGGCAATTAGCAAAGGAAGCATTTGAGGTAGAGTTACCACCAATAAATGTATTTGATGTGATCGTTAGTAACGCTGAAGCGCCTACGTTTCCACCGCGTAGTTCATTTGTAGCGACTAGAGTATTAGCACCAAAACTACCTAGAAGTTGTGCTTTTCTAGGCTCAGCAATAGTCCCTGTGTTTGCAGTTGCAACATTTGCCGTTATTATTTCTGTTGATAAAGCAAGCAAAAGATCATTAGTTTTATTAACCCATAATTCAAAAGTATCGGCTGATACATCTATTTGTGTTACAGTTCTCGACATTATTTGCTACCGTTAACTAGTTGAATTATGAGTTGTTTTAGATCAGTAAATTCATTTTTTAAAGCATCTATTTGCTGTTGGACAGTTTGTATTTGTCTAGATTGTTTTCGTTTTTCTAAAACATGATGATATTCAGATATATTGGTATTTATAATAGCTTTAGTATTCATATCACGAACAAGACCAGTTTTTTCAGTTTTAACAAATGACATTATGCCGAAACTCCTATTGCTCTAATATCATTAACTCTAGGAACTATATAAGAACTATTAGATAGCAACACGATCTTTACTGCAAATGTATCATACGTTGTAAATTCATTTAAACTCGTACTATAATATGTTGCAACGTTATCGTTTTGTATGTCATTAAACACCATGTATGGCTTATCAGCTTTTCCTATTTTTAAAGTTGCTGCTTCTAAGCTTACGTTAGCAAAAGCTTTATTAATTTCAAAAGAAGTTGAGACTGGTGTATTTGCTACTACAGCAACACCATACGTAGTATTTGGAAATAGTTCATCATAAAGAACTATTACATCGCCGTTAGCTAGTTCCGTGTTAAATGTTGTTCCTACACCTGTTACAGTAGTGTTTCCAGCAGCAGAATACACGAACGCATCTCCAGTGATCGTCGTTGTGTAATCAGGCCATCCTTTGAAACCATAAGTCAATTCGATGTAATCTTTTTTATTTGCTTTTGAACTAAATAATCTTCCACCAAATGTAGCATCGGTTATTTCAAGTTCAGTCCAAGTCTTATCATCAAATGCATCTTCATCTTTTGAATTATGTACTTTTGCGTATAATTTTATATCTGTGCCAGGTGGTCTATATGCAGTTATTATAACTCGAATATCTTCTGCAAACCTATCCTTATCGAAAGTAATTTTTTTGGTAATATGTCGAGCAGTTGCATTACCAAAGTTAGTATGTTCATCGGTTGCATCATTATTAATTTCATTATTAAACGCAAAGATAGAAGTCAATTCTTCATGTAATTCTGGTGAATCATACTTATTATCTGCGGATAGTGTAAACTTAATTAATGAACTCTTACCTTCAGACGTACTTCTTACAAGTTTTTCACGATTCAAAACTTCTAAAGACTTGGACATAACTATGCCATCAAATGTGGTGATGTCAGTTGACTGCCCAGAAACTACAGGAGTAAAATTGCTGTCTGATAAATCAAAAGTATTCGCTGTAGTATCTAAATAAGCAAAATTGATATTCGTATTTGTTACTGTGCCACCTTTCAAATTAAAATCAAGATTTGGTATGAAGTTATTGATTGGGAAAGACGTTACATTAACTATATCTGCTTTAGATCCATAAAATTCAGCAACAATTTGACCACCAATACTTACGTTTATACTAGCGCCGGTGCCAGATCCACCTGCAACTCTGTTCTGAGTATAAATCGTTGATGTTGGGGTGGTTGTAAATCCATGTCCGGTATTAACAATGTTTATTGACGCGATAGTGCCATTAGCAAAAGTTGTGATGTCTGCTCTACCATTTCTTCTAGAATTTGCACCAGAAAATACAATGTAATCAGTATTTTGATAACCAGTTCCACCACTAAAAGTTATATAATTCACAGCGTTTGATACGAAATACTTATCTTCATCTGCATTAGATTCAATAAGAACTAACGTGTCTGGATTACTGAAAGCAGTTTCCATCTTAGCTGCAACAGGAACTTTATATCTTGCATTTAAAGAAGTAAATGTGCAAGGCGCATCTAAAATCAATAGCGTATTATTTACTACTCGTTGAACTGTACGCACACATGTATTGGCTACGTACCCAAGAACGTCAGAAGCAATGTCATCTGTAATGACTATTACAGAACCAAAATCTAAATCACGTGTAAAATTGGTTCCGTCTCCATACACAATCAAGCTTGATGGAAATCTTCTTAAACCAGTAATCGCTACTAATTTTTCATCTTCGGGATACAAACCACGCGTCCCAAGAGCAGGAAGATTTATAGTTAATGTTCCTGGCTTATAGTAAAACACATTTGCTGCAGAATTGCCAAAATCTTGATAAATGTATTGGCGAGTGCCAAAAGCTTCAAAGATATTGACATATCCAAACATCTTGCTATATGAATTTTCAATCTGTAAAAATTCGTAATCATCATTGACTAGCTCTATGCTAGCTTTTTGTAAATTTCCATTTGCATCTGTAAATTCTAATGCTAAAATATCAAATTTTAAATCAGTTGCTGGAATAGCCTTCAACACATCATCTTGCGTTTTAGGATCATTGTCTATTTCTAAATAGTTTGATGCTCTAAACAACTTGCCAAAATTATATGCGCTGTCACATATAGATTCAGAATCTATAAGTTTTCTTCCTTGTGTTGCTGTCCATAGTGAATATTGAGGATCTTCAAAATTAATAACGATTGCATACGATTTGCCAGTTTTCAATGGCATCGGTGATCTAAAAAGAAATTGAGTAAAATCTATAGCATTTAATGAAGCATTAATTTCATCATAATTTCTTCTTACAATAGATTCTTTTAAAGCTCTTCGTAAGTTTGGAATATCATTTTCAACTTCACATATGAATATATAAACACCAGGATTGACGATACCTGATTGATTATTTTTTGGATGCGGCTTAGACTTAAAGTATAAATTTACACCAGTCAATGACACGAATTGACTGCCGTCTAATTGAGCTGGATCTAAATAAAACGTTTGTGCGTAATCGAAATATAATGAAACTTCAGATAAAGGTGTTTGTCCGCCAGTTCCAAATTCTTTTCGTGTTCGAAGAACACCTAAATCACGTGAAGTCGTTACTGTATTAGAAGATAATGTTGTCTGTGTAACAGTATTTGCTGGAACTTCTGGCTTAGTAGTGTCCCAACCAACCGGAGGATCTGGTGGACCTAAAGGAACAGGATTTATTGGGTTAGGATCTACAAAGTTAGATTCTCGTAAATGAACGTTCATAGATGTAATTGTTGGTGCAGAAGGAACTGCCACAGCTGCAAATTTTATGTATACGACTGGAGGTTTCTGATAAGTTAATCCTAATTGATTAAACACGTATTGCGTTGCGCCCGCTGCACTGCCGACGCCATATGCATTACCAAATCTATTGAAATTTCCTGTAAAGAAAAGTTTTCCTTCAGTTGTTTCCCAAACACCGCAAACTAAATTTTTAGTACCTTTATCGAAAAGTTGATATATGCTTTTTAATGAATATCTTTTTCCTTGTGCGCCACTAACGGTATTAAAATAGGTGAGCGAATATACTTGCCCTGAAATGTTAAATTCATACTCAGTAAATGTGAATTGTACATTAGTAGTCGATAACTCTAAATCAAACTTAGTTCTCAGTAAGTCTAAGCTTACTGTAGTACCACCGCCACTTGATGTAGTAACGCTTCCTTTTCCACCATCTCTAATCCAAACACTTCCATCAAATTCAAAATTGATTGTACCAGAATTACTTGACTTTAAAGGAAGATTAGCTTGAGTAATATAAATTCCGTTATTAACTAAACCAGACGCTTGTAAATCTATATTTGTCGGAAGTTCAATATTCTTAACTCGCTTTAAAGTTTTAGAATAGCTGTTATCATCAGTAGGTCTTTGAACTGCACAATGATTTGACACTACAGATTCACATATAACATCATAATACGTATTTGCTTTTAAGCCAGTAGCGCTAAAAGTAAAAACTCTTTGAAAATCTGTTACTGTAGTTTTTACACCACCAAAATTAGTTTCGAATGACATTGCGCAATTCCTATTTTAAGAATTAATATCGTCTTGAATAAATGAAAGTAAATCAATAGTCGGCGAATTGATTTGCCCTGGTAAATTAAATAATTGATCCATTTGCATTAATGCACTTGGTTTAGGATTGAATAGAGATTTAGTTATACTTGTTGTTGTTTCTTCTACGGTAGTTTGAACTATTACTTCTTCTTTCGTTGTAGTATTAGTTGTCTTATCGACTTTATATATGGTCTGTGATCTGGGCTCATATCTCGTCGTATCTTCAGTAACAGTTATCTCATCTTCATAGTTTTCTATGACTGTAGTTTGAGTGGACGTTGGATATGTAACATACAAATCGATATCTCCTCCAGCAGATTCATTTGTAACTCTAAATTGAGTTTCATTAGAAGCTGCATAAGTGTGAGATCCTGAAGAATATGGTTGTCCTGAGCCGCCGTCGTTGTATACTTGTTGCCACGATCCAGAAAGATAACGCTGTAGATTAATGCTTCCTGCAGCTTTTTGACCACCTCTCCTTGTTGTTATCGTTCCTCCTAATTTACTTGCTGTAAATGTCATAAGCACTGCGTCCTCAGCTGGCTTTTGTGTTATTCTTGGACCATATGAACCTAAAGCACCGGCTACATCTTTTACAACATTTCTTTGTTTAATAACTTTCTTTTTAACTTGTTTCTTTTCACCAACGAGTTCTTGATATTCTTGTTCTTGAGTCTTTAGTTCCCATTCTTCTACTGTGATTTCATTGATATTGGTAGTAGTTTTAGTTATTTCTGTTCCAGTAGTCGTGAACGTTGTTTCTGTTGTTGCTATTTGAATAGTCGTGGCTTCAGTTGCTTGCTTTTGTCCTATGAGAGTGATCTCTCTGCTAGGAAGCATGATTTTTTTACCACGAATACATCTTGCTGTTTCTGGATCATTAAAATTAAAGCTATATTCTAATTTGTATTGTTTTTTCTTTGGATTTAATTCAAATCCAAATATTTGAGCATAATAGCCAGGATCTCTTACTTCAGCAAAATTAGAAGTCGTAAAATTATCAACAAAGAAACCAAACTTAAATCTATTAGTTGTTGTATCTACTGAACTAGTTAATTGCAAGTTGTTAACAGAATCTTCAGTAAAGCTCAAAGAAGTATAGTATTCAAGATCTGCTATTCGTCTTTCAAGAGAAGCTATATCTTGCATTGTGTAAGGCTTACTTTGGATGGTTGGAAGACCATCTGGAGTAATTGGAGTAGAGATAGTATGATCTATTTGTCTCTTTTTAATTCCATTAACATTAACAGTTTTTTTATCTAAATACTCAATAGTAGATTTAGATAATGCTTTAGGCAAAGAAGGATAAGGAGGTATTATTAAGTGATTTAACAACAGTCCTTCTTTTGGCAATTTTGGTGCTTGTGGTTTTTCTGCTGGTGTTCCTGCTACTACTTTGATAGCAGTATTACTTAAAACAATAACAGAATCAATTCTTGGTAAATATTTTTGAACAGTTATATCACACACCGAATCTGGCACTGGAAATTTCTTATCTACTACCACATTAAATCTAGTAGATGGAGTTGGCTCAAGCGGATTTATCGGTGCTCCGTTTACAGTCGTTGAAATTGCTACGGTATTTGATGAATAAGGTCTAAAATCTAATGAATCTCTTAAGTCAAAATATTCACCATTATCATGTAATAATTCTGGAATTTCTAAAGTATGTATTCCAGCTGTATTCAAACTTAAAGGAGTAGTGTCATTTATTGGATAAGATGATACAGTTTTCAATCCATTATCGGATACGGTCATCATGTCAAATCGTGCTAAAAGTAACTTATTAGAAGGAACTGTATACGCTGCATTTTTATACAAGAATCCAACATCATAATAATCTTTTCTTTGATTATGATCAATATAATAATTTTGAGTTACGTCTATATCTGTGTTTGAAACGGAAAGAAGATATTGAGTGGTGTCAGAAGGTGTTGCAGTAATATCTATTGCAGATCCGCCAGATGTTAATGATAATTTAACACCTATAGCATTAGCAGAAACTACATAATAAGATTGATTATTAGTCAATCCTCCAATTGCAGCGTTTCCTGTAGCTGTTCTGTAAACAACAACATCACCATCAGATAGAAAATCATTAGTAAAATTGATAAACTCTGTTGTTCCATTTACAATTGTTGTATTGCCGTTGAACTGAGTGGTTCTTCCTTCATATACGACTTTCAATCTAAAAATATCAGGATGTCCTAAACACCATGGACCTGTCGATCCTCCAAGATTAGTTGTAGGATCTATTTTAACAAAAACATCTCTTCTTATAGTTTTAGGTATGCTTTGTGTTGACTTTCTAACATTATATGAAAGAGCAACTGGTACAGACGTGCTTAAAGTGTTGCCAATGCTAATATTTAATGTTGTATTAGATTGAACGTTTGCTGTTCTACGATCATCTGAGAATCCAAGAGGAATAGGAGTGTATCTTGGAAAGAATAGTACAGCGTTTGCTGCTCCTAAATTATTAGCAAATGGAGTATCTACGGTAAGATGGGTTGCATTTGTTATCTTGACGATTCTTTTAATTTCAAAATCACCACCAGAGTTAGCAACTCGTATATAGTCACCAGTTCTAAATGATGTTCTAAAGTTGGTAGAGACACCAATCAAATTAGCTACTGTGTCTCCACCAGCAGTAACAGTAACACCACCAGCTGCGTTTACGGTTGCAACTGTATTTGCTAACGGAACAAGAGTAAGTGATCTTTTTTCTGCTTGAGTAAGAAGACTTGTATAATCAAAATATTCGCCAGGATTTTGTGCAACTGAAACTGAAATTCTTCCATTAGTTCCAAGAGTCAAGTTATCTGTAGTAGTTCTATAAGTATAAGATATCGAATTTACTGAACTTAACGACTGCAATCCACTTGGGAAAATTAAAGAACTATTTTTTGCGCTGTATACTACCGCTTTACCATCATCTAAGACTATGTCTGCTACACCATTATTATCACCAGTACCATCATAAAAGATACTTCTTACATCTTTAAAATTTTTACCCGTATTCATTCTAATATCAAAAAGATATATTATGTAAACTGTGTCAGATCCGCCATGTATACCTTCACTTATTTGCATAGAGCGTATCTTTGCAGTTCCTATTTCAGCCCCGGCTGCAGATGGTACTGGAAATTGACTTGAAGATTGCGCATTTGTAGATGAAGAAAGATATGTTTTTGCTGCATTTCTTAATGATATTGAATCACCTACAGCAAAATTAAAGAACCCAGCAACTTCTTTAACGCGTATAAAATTACCGTAACTGATAGCAAGAGAAGTGTCTCTCGTAATAGTAGAAACAGATTTAGCTGCATCAACTAAAGTAGATGCTAGTGTTTGAACTCTGTATCCATCGATGTATGCAGTGCCAGGATCAGCTTTGGTTCTAAATACTAATGAATTTTGTGCAATATCATCTATGTCTTCTGTAGAAATTAAAAACTGATCTAATACATAATTACCACTTTGCTCAAAAGTTCTTTGAGCAAGTTCTTTAGCTATAGAATTAAATTGAGTTGTTTTTCTTTGTCTAGCAGGTTTACCAAGTGAATATTCTATCAAAGGTAAAAATAAATTGTTAGCATCTGATTGATCTTTTGTTATGCTAACTAATTTAGGAGTAAGTTTTAAGCGGTCTGCACCAGGAGCCCTTTCATTTAAAGAACCACTAGCGTTATCCAGTAGGTTTTGATCTTGTCTAAACGTAATGACTTCTTCAATCGTATCAAATCCTACAACATTGTTCGTCTGTGCGTTGTACTTGTCTACTACTATGAATTGATCATTTACACGAACAAAATGACCTTTTTGATATATTATGCCTTCAGAAACAGCTATACCAGTCCCAAAACCTAACGCAGTTGTAGAATCATTTACTGTTACATTGCAAAGATAATTTTTTGAAGAAATTCTTAATGCATCTATGACTGAATTTGCAGTAGGGCTGGTGTTTGGCGTAGAATATGCTACTGTTAGCCATGGTTCTACATAATAACCCGTACCTCCATTCAATATAGCTACGCTCTTTATTCCGCCAGTAGAATCTGTTACTATTGTGCCAAACGCGTCTTTTCCTATATTTCTTGTTAATACTGCAGTTATCTGTGATTGCGAAGAAGTAATTTCATAGTTTTCAGCAAATAACCAAGATGCAGCGTTTGCAAGTCTTAGGTTAGAAGCTAGAGGTCTAATTTTTAAAATTAAAGTTTCTACATTAGCCGTAGTATTTACTTCTCGTATTTCAGCTTGTGCGCCAGTAACCGATTGTGTAATTATTTCACCAACGGTAAACGTGCATGCTTGTCCTGAAGCATTTACAAAATCATCTCCACCTATGGTATTAGAAACTTCTATAGCGCTTACGATGATTAGGTTATCAGTATTACTAAACCCTGTTGACTTAACTTCAACATCGGCTTCTGATACAACTAAAGATGGATTGTAAATTGTAACAACTTCACCTGCTGAAAATGCTGTTGCATTCGATGAAGAGCCTGATGATACATATTTTAAATGTAAAGTATTTAATTCTGGTGCTGTTGCTTCAAACCCAGATGAAGTTTCTACAATTTGAGCAACTAAGTTATTAGCGTTTTTAGCAAAAAAGCCTTTAAATGACGAAACACTAACGGGCGCGCCATCTGTTTGCGTATCATTTATTTTTGCATACGGTAAATTGGAGTGAAACGTGAAGTTGCACCCATCAATTATCGTTCCTCTCTTATAAACGTTATCGCCGAATCTTTCAATCTGATTCTGTAGAATCGTTTGTAATTGATTTAACTCACGTACTTGTACTGCTACTGATGGCTTGAAAAGAATTCTATGATAATTATCTTTTTCTTTATAATCATCAAAGTAAGGAGCCCTTGTTAGGTCAGTTTGAATCGGCATTTAACTAAAACTCCAGAATTAGCTTGATAGTTTCTGATTGTGTATTTGATCTAGAAATTGGTTCTATATTTTCTATATATATGATGTCACCCGAACCTCTTACAAAATCACCTTCATATTTATACGTGGATCCGCTGTCTAGAACTACTGTAGTTCCTGAATCTTCACCTACTACGGTATTTCCTGCATAAAATAGTCCAGTTGCTCTAACCACTTTAAACGCAGTAGAGTTAGCTGAATGAATATATGCTATAGCTGAGTTGTTTATACCACTTCTAACTATTTCATCTTCCTGGAAATTTTGTGGACTTCCAGAACTTACAAAATATGTGAATAGTTGGTCCACGTTCGTTCCAGTTTTTACCATATCATTGTAAGATACTTGTAACACATTTGCTGAAGCACGCGAGGATATGCCAATGATATCATTTGACGTGACAAACAAACCAGTAGCGTTAGTTACTTGCACATAATCAGCGCCTCTTTCTTTTATGTTTCCTTTTGCATTTATTTTAGCAACAGAGATAGCAGCAGCAGTATTAGTAAACGATGGAAATTCAGTAACAGATAACCAAGTTGAATTTGAAACTTCATCTACTGTAAGGATCTGTGATTCGGACGTAGTTTCTACGTATATTTTATCACCAGCTGATATGGAACTATCAAAAGTGGTACGGTTATCGCTGAGTATAAGATTAAGATTAGAAGATTGTGTTGTTGTAAAAAATAAATTTGAACTATCGGCTACTTGTATTTCAATAGAAGCAGGAGTAGATAGTGTTACGATTTCAGTTGTATTTCCAATCGTCGGTGCATATATTAGATTAGCTACTAAAGTCGGTGATGCTTTAACGTTCAACGTTAAGTCAGCAAACTGGCCAATAGAAGGATTACCATTAGCGTTGTAGACACGTAATGTAGTTGTCTTTGCAACTTTTGCAACAAGATTAGCGTTTGTTCCATTGGCAGTTCCACCAATGCTATTTGCAACTTCTACTCCAGGCGCACATTCATAATTTTCTCCGCCGTTTAATACAAATGCACGAACAATACCCCCAGTAGAATTAGTTAGAAGAATAGCATTTGCGCCAGTACCCCCGCCGCCGCAAAAATCTATTGTGTCTGCATTAGAATAACCAGAACCACCTGAAATAATTTCAATCTCAGACACATACCATGGAATGATTCCTCGGCCTCTATTTGTTAATTGAGTAGAAACAATAGTTCCAGTCACAGTGGTTTCAAGGTTTGCTCTAGCAACACTTCCTCCTGGTGAAGAAATTAATATGTAGTCTGTGTTGCTGTAACCGGTTCCTCCATCGGAGATTCCAACTGAGCTTACAACATTTGTATTAAAATATCTTAAGTCACCACCGGTAGAATTGACAACATACATGTTTAAAGATGATGTGTTGACGAATCCGTATCCACTAACGTTCAACGTTACACCAGTCATGCCTCCAGTTGCATTTGTTATAGCGTTTCCTATCGCGTTGATATTTCCATTAGTTACATATACAACATCTGTGTTGACTGCAAATCCATCATAAACACTATTTGCTACTACTATATCTTGAATAATAACACCATTTAGATAACGAGTGTTTCCTCCAGAAGAATTAGCAACTAAAATTTTCAAATTAGCTGTAGTGAATCCTTTTCCTGAATCAGTAAGGTTTGTAGTATAAACTGGAGTAGCATCATATTCAGAAATAGCGTCTGAAGAAACTGAACCAGTCATCCACAGTTTTCCTAAACTATGGTTTAAGTATACTGCCGTAGGTCCTGTCTCTA